CCCCCGTTGACTATCAAGGTGGCACCCAATACGCCGAATTGGAAACCGAGATTGCCAACTATCACATCAACAACATCAAAAACGGTTTGGCCCCATCCATGTTGATTAATTTCAACAACGGGCAACCACCCGCCGAGGTGAAAGATATGGTTGAGGCCCAAATCGCGGCCAAATTCCAAGGATCGAGCAATGCGGGCAAATGGATCATTTCATGGAACGATGGCAAGGATACATCCGCCGACATCACCCCCGTGCAATTGAGCGATGCCCACAACCAATATCAATTCCTTTCAACCGAGTGTACCACCAAAATCATGTTGGCTCATCGTATCGTGTCTCCTATGCTTTTGGGCATCAAGGACAACACGGGATTGGGGAACAACGCCGAGGAAATCAAAAGCGCATCCATATTGTTTGACAATATCGTGATTCGCCCATTCCAACGAATGTTGATTGAGGCGGTTTCCAAGGTTTTGAACGCCAACGATATTTCATTGGAATTGTATTTCAAGACATTGCAACCGCTTGAATTCACCGATTTGTCGGGCAAGGCCGTTGATGCCGAAACCAAAGAAAAGGAATATGGCTTTGGCAAAGTTGAATTGGAATCATACACCGATTACCCCGATGGCGCAAAGAACAACGCCAAACGAGCTTTGGAATGGGCCGAAAAAAACGGGTGGGGGGACTGCGGGACCCCCGTGGGAAAGACAAGGGCGAACCAACTGGCCAATGGTAAGCCGATTTCGCGTGACACGATAGCACGCATGGCCGCATTCCGCCGACATGAGGGCAACAAGGACACGCCGTATTCCGAGGGATGCGGTGGTTTGATGTGGGACGCATGGGGCGGTGATGCTGGAATCCGATGGGCGGAAAGCAAGTTGAAGGAAATCGATTTGTCAGAACGCCCCGAATTCACAAAGGAGGATGAAAACGCATGGTTGGAACACCTATCCAACAAGGGCGAAACCATCGACACCAATTTGTGGGATTTGGTGGAGGAAACCCCCGTCACGGATGACGGCGAATATGCCTTTTTCAAACGATTTGCCGATCCCGAAGGGCGGAGCAAGGATGACAAGGGCGTGTATTTGATACGCTATCGATACGCACCGATGCAAACGGCGGGCAATTCCCGTGTGTTTTGCAAGAACATGGTGGCCAACGCCAAAATGGGTGTGGTGTATCGCCGTGAAGATATTGACCAAATGGGTGATGAGGGCATAAATGGGCAGTTCGCACCCAAGGGCAAGACCACCTATTCGATTTGGAAATACAAGGGCGGTGTAAATTGCCACCACCAATGGTATCGTTTGACCTACAAACGCAAACAAATCAAAGGGAAATTCATCCCATTGACACCCGAAGAAAAGGCCGAGAACATTCGCATGATTGAGGAAACTTATAAACGGGTATCAAACCAATCCGCCAACACGGCGGGTGTACCATTCAGCCCCCCCGATTGGGGTGTGGCATCCACAAAAACCATTGACCTCCCAAACCAAGGTCGAATTGTAAGAAAATAAGCCATGTACGCAAACGATGATGCATTACTAATTACCCGCGATGAGTTGTTCAAATACACTCAATTGTCGGGGAATTTCGACATTGACAAAATTACCCCCTTTGTAAAGGTGGCGCAGGACATCCAGGTTCAGGAATTGTTGGGTACCAAATTGTACCGCCGCATTTTGACGGATGTAAAGAACGGCACCTTGTCGGGTAACTATTTGACATTGGTTTCGGATTATGTCCAACCGATGTTGATTCACTATTCCATGTGTGACCTTTTGTTGTTCCATGGCTACGAGGTAAGCAATGCGGGCATCGTTCGCAACACCCCCGAATCAACGACCTTGCCATCGAAGGAGGAAATTGATGCATTGGTGGCACGCCAACGGAATATCGCCGAAACATACCGCCGAAGGGTGGTGGATTATTTGTCGTACTATCCGCAATATTTCCCCGAATACACGGCAAGCCAAGAGGCGGGCGAATACCCCAATTCCAACCCATCCAATTTTGTCACTTGGAACCTATAAAAAAACCCTACAAACCGAAGCCCGAAAAGGTGGCCAAGTTGACCGCGTACATGGACAAGTTGCCAAAGGTTCGGTGTGAGCTTTTCAAACGCACGGCCAAGGCCATTGCGATTGTCTTGTTGTTGACATCGTGTTCGGCCGAGTGGCACATCAATCGTGCCATCAAAAAAGACCCCACGATTTTACACCCCACCGTGTTCACCATCGATACCATCGTTGTAACGCAACCACACACGATTTACGACACTTTCATTTCAACGGAGTACGATACCATGGTCGTGGAAGATTCGTTCGTTTATACGCAAATTATACGCGAAAAAGACATCATCAAGGTGTACACGAAATGCAAGGGTGACACGATTCGGATCACCAAAAGCGTAAATGTGCCGCAAGTGGTATATGTGGAACGATTGAAAAAATGGCAATTGGCAACATTTTGGGCGTTTATCGTTTTACTATTGTTGACACTTGTCAAAAAAATCACGCGATGAAACATTGGGAAACACCATCAAGGTCATCACCACAAGGAGGTGGAACGCGGGGTTGCCTTTGCAGGGACAACACCTATTCACGCAAATGTTGTGATGGATCGTTGAGGGCGCAAGGGATTGGAAACATATCCCGCACGGAACCCGTGACATACATTGTAACGCAAGCGAACGACTATTTAATCACACAAAACGAAGACAAGCTTATCACCAATGGCGAATATTAAAATCACCCAACTCACCGAAATCGTAGCCCCCGCAAATGAGGATGTATTGCCCATTGTTGATGTATCGGGCGATATCACCCAAAAGGTACAAGCGGCAAACCTCCCCATCTCAACGGCCACACAAACCGCACTTGATGCCAAACAAGATACCCTTGTAAGTGGTACAAACATCAAGACCATCAATTCCACTTCTTTGTTGGGTTCGGGAGATATTTCCATCGCTGCCACCCCCGCAGGAACGGACGGCCAAATTCAGTTTTCTGACGGGTCTGCTTTTGCTGCGGATTCAAATCTGTTTTGGGATAATACCAATAAAAGGTTGGGGGTTGGGACGAATAGTCCGCAATCTGATTTAGACATTTTAACATCCAATGGTGTTGGTTTTGTCAGAGTTTCAGCCAATGGTGGTGGAAGTGCAAGAATTACGGGGGATTTTAGTTTAGGTTTAAATGCAAGAGGTTCTTTAACATTTGAAAATAATCTTACCGAAGTTGCAAGGGTTACAAGTGTTGGAATGGGGATAAAAACTTTATCCAACCCAACTGCCCGACTTGAAATCAAAGGCTCAGGCTCAACCTCCGCCACTACAAGTTTGCTGGTGCAGAATAGTTCGGGGACGGCTGCGTTTCAAGTAAAAGACGACCTACAAGTACAAATCAATTTTGGAGATACCCTACAAAATGCTGCAACCCCAAATTTGAGATTTAGTTCAACTCAAACGGGCGTATTTTCACCAAATCAGAATCAGTTAGGCATTGCTTGTTATGGAAACGAAACGGCACGATTTATATTTGGTAGTGCGTTACATGACGGGGCATTAAGTATTGGAAAATTTGCCAACCCATACAATAATGCTTTTTTTGGATGGTGCAGCGATGGCAGTTTAGAAATTACGGGTAATGCCCAAAGTGTTTTCATAAATCCCACAAACAATAGTTCGGTTGTCGTTGGTGCTTCAACTGCCCAAGCAAGTGCAATTTTACAAGCGGATTCCACCACCAAAGGCTTCCTACCACCCCGAATGACCACCACGCAAAAGAACGCCATCAGTTCCCCTGCGGCTGGTTTGCAAGTGTACGATAGCACCACCAACAGAGCGGCCGTTTATTCTACGGCTTGGGAGAATGTCATTACCGAAACCAACGGCTCACCAAATAGCGTGTACAAACTTTGGAGTGGTTCTGCGGCACAATATGCGGCCTTGACACCCGACTCTTCAACCCTTTACTTTGTAATCTAATCATGAAAAAGATAAAAATCAATACCGCAGTTAACCTAACAAGCGGAATCAGTTTGCCAAGCGGTTCAATCGTAGTAATTGCTGAAGGTTATGCCGATGTGAAAAGCGAAAAAGAGGGATTCATTCCCGCCCAAGTTGCAACCCTTTTGTATGCCTCCGAAGCGGCTTACGAGAATGGTGCAACGGCAATTACCGATCCATCAGATTTTAGCCCCGTTTTCAGCAACTTGCAATTGAGCGTTGTTGACTACCAAACCAAGAGTGCGGAAAGCCTTTTGATTGATGCGGTTTACAATTCTTTGAACGAGGTGTACCCCGACAAAGTTGAGATTTTGTGAAGTTAGGCTCTAACGATATCTCCAGCGTTTACCTTGGCACGAATGGTGTGTCCAAGGTGTATTTGGGTAGTACCGAGATTTGGAGTTCCTACGCCTATTTGTTGGACGATTATAGCGGAGCGGCAGCAGCCTATTCATTGCGTCAGTTGCGTTCAGCCTACACGGGTTCGGCTATTCGGGTTCGTAGGTCAAGTGATAACACCGAGCAAGATATAGGATTCTCAAACAACGAACTTGACACCACATCTTTGGCTTCCTTTTGTTCTGGTACTGACGGCTATGTAACTACTTGGTATGACCAAAGTGGGAATGGCAATGATGCAACGCAAACAACGGCTGCAAATCAACCGCAGATTGTTAGTAGTGGGAGTGTGATAACGGAGAATGGAAAACCAGCAGTTCAATTTGATGGTAATAATGACAGCATAAGTACACCTACACTAATTTCAGGCACTACAGCCCGAACGATATTTACCACAGTTAAAGCCACAACTGTCAATTCGGCTATTTATCAATTAACTAAATTAAATAGTGGTGCTTCAGGCTCTTCTTGGAGAAGCATTATTGAGTCATCAGAAATAAGAATAAGGGTTGAAGGTTCTGCTGGATTTGCATACGCTGGCGGGTATAATTCAACAAGTTATTCAAATTTTTCATTACTGTGGACAAGTGGCGGTGTTCAAAATGTTCAAATGTGGCAAAATTCAAACACTATGGCATACACAAGTGGAACATCGAGCGATATAAATACAAGAAACGAAGGTGGTACTATAGGTGAATATGCTGGTTCGGATTTTTTTGATGGAATAATGCAAGAATTAATATTTTACCCATCCGACCAATCCTCCAACCGCACGGGCATAGAAACGAACATTAACGACTTTTACTCTATCTACTAAATGAAAGGCTACCAATACCAAACCGAACAAGAAGCACAAACCGCACAAACGGCTTGTAACACTTACTACGGAATCCCCGTCAGCCCCGATGATATAACGCAAAACTGGGTAGGCTATCAGTTCGCTGAACTAAACACCCCGACCTTTTGGTACATTGTTTACGATGAGAGTTTGTTGCCCGTCTTGGGAAGCCCTACCGAATTTGAAGTAATTTACCCCGACCCATTCAATGGCCAAAGTTAAAAGCATATCGGTTTCCAAATACCGCCCCAAACCTAAAAAGAACAACAAAGGTGTCCACTCCAAAAATAACAAACCCGCAAAAAAATATCGGGGACAAGGGCGTTAATCCCCTACCCGTGTCATTCGATCAATTCAAATCCAACCCCGTTGCGGCGGTTGCCTTTTGTATGTTGATTGCCGTCACCTATTTGTATTTTGATGTGAAACACCAATATCAAACGCAACTGGAACAAAATCGTTTAGAAATAAAAGCTTTGAACGCAAAGGTTGACCGCATGAACTACGCATTGAAAAAATCCGATAGTGCATTGGCGGCCGCCATCACCGAATTGCGGTTGATTAACACGATGAAAAAACTATGAGGTTGATTTCTATTTCCGTTGTATTGGTATTTGTCGCATTCATTTTGGATGCGGCCACCACACCATTGAAGGCCGTACAAGCCCCAAAACCCGATGAAATTGACGCGATGTTGATGCGGGTGGAACGGAATATTCAAAACGCCAAGAAAGTGACGCAAATCGCAAAAGAAAAGGCCGATGCGATTGTGGAACAAAAGGTGGAGGAAAAAAAGCAATTGGAATCCAAGGTCGAAATAATGGAAATGACCATGGAAGTTTTTGAAATACCCGTGCCAAAATCCACCAAGGAATTGATGGATCAAATCGCGGCCGAAAAATTTGCCGATTCAATGCGCTACCAAAACGCGTTAAAATTGAACGGCGTATCCGATACACTATGAAAAAGATTTTAGAAATGTTCAAAGGCGATAAGGGCGAAATTTCGTCCAAACGCGTTGTGGGAATTGTAGGTGCTTTGGTTCTATTCGGAACCATGTTCCACAATTCATTGTCACCCCAAGACATTGCGCCATCATCCGAGCTTGTTTCGGCCGTTGAATGGGTGACCATCGCGTGCCTTGGATTCACATCCATCGACAAGTTCGCCACCAACAATGAAGGTTAACAATGTACATCGTATCGAATGCGATTTCAAACCGCGTTTGGTATTATTGATTTCGGACATTCACTGGGACAATCCCAAGTGTGACCGCGCATTGTTGAAACGGCATTTGGAACAAGCCAAGGAAAAGGGGGCCGACATTCTTTTGAACGGGGATACCTTTTGTTTGATGCAAGGGGCATACGATCCACGCA